CTAAGGTATGCACGACTTTTGTGCCTAGCCAAACAATGTCATCGATCAGTGATTTAAAACCAATAAACTGCAGCGGTGCTTCTGGGATTAATTCAGGATTACCATAAGCCAATTTAAAACTAAAGGTAGCGGACTTACTTTTAATTTTGTTGTATTCAGCCTGTGCCACATGCTCTGCAGTTTGTTTATCTCGTTGGATATTACGCAGTTCACGGGTATTTTCATCGGATATACCCACTGTAACTTTTTGGCGTTTTGCATGGATCGTGTCATAGTAAAATACAGTCACCCCTGAGACTTCATCCGCACCATCAGTGTCACTAAATGTATGCGAGTCACCTTGAGCACGGGTAATAATAATATCTGGGAGTGGATTACCACTTAGGGTTTTACCTTCCCCTTTGGGCATAAACAATAAAAAACCATTTTTGACGGTAGCGATCGCATCATGCTCATCGGCAATACGCGTAATGAGATTGGCATCCGATTCGTTTTGATCAAGATGAGGCAATAATATTGCACCAAGGCGACTATTAATTTTCGCTGTTAGCCCATGATCTGTAGCAACCGTCTGAATAATGTCAGCAATGGTTTTATTGTCAAAACTGCGTTCTTTTTTCTTTTTGAATTGGGCTTTTAAATCCGCAGATTCACCACGCAAGGACAGTACATCTGGTGAACCTGAATGTCTGCGCTCCTTGATGACATATTTACCTTTGTAGACAAGCCCAGAATCACTCCATCCAATCCATGCTTCGATTTCTGCCCCTTTGGGTGGAATTTGTAATAATCCATCATGATCTGATAGTTCCAGATCAATAGAGTCACATTCGATACCCCGATTGTCGGTAATGGTCATACTGATAAGGCGATCCTGAACTGTGGTACCAATGTCGGTACCATTCACCAGTAATTTATAAATCGCATGCGAATAGCTGTTTTCATTCATAGAACATTCGCCACCATATTGCCAAGCACGTTACCAACTAAAACTCCTCCCGTTTGGGTCTTGGTGAGTTTTAGCGAAAATTCGACTTTCTTTGGTAAGCCGTCCTTATAGAAATAAGTCTGGGTTTCTTTGACCTCGTCGAGTTTCCACATACCATAAATTTTTCCATTTCCTGCAATAAGAGGAAAAGACTTACCTGTATCTCCCATGACACGAAGTGCCGTAATAGAAAGCTGTTGTCCAAATTCAGGAACAATTGAGCCATCTAACGTGATTGTATCTTCCCCCTTGCCCACGTATTGATACGCAGGCATGCTTCCGAAACGGTTATTACTGGCATGATTCCAAGATGTACTACGCTGCAAGCTTTGATAGGTGGCCGTCGGAATTGAAAATACGAACATGCCGAAAATCATCATCATTTTGTATGTTCCTAACGTTGGTCCAAATAACTGCTACGTGCACGTGCTTGTTTTTGCTGATCACGTTTATTCAATACGTTTTCAATCATGTTTTGCAGTTGCTGTAGGTTTTGTCCTGGTACAGCATGGATCTGGATAGTAATCGTGTCACCTTGAACAATGACATCACCACGACTTGAAGCTGAGAGTTGTCTTACTGGGCTTATTTTAGCTAAAGCAGGTTCCACATTAATTTTTTCAGTAAATTCTGTAAGATTTGGCTGAGTATTACTTAAAACAGTTGGTTGAATGCCTAAACGCTGAATCAGTTCAGGCAATTTGAACTGCGGTAGCACAGGCTGAATACCTAAACGCTGAATCAGTTCTGGTAATTTGAACTGCGGTAGCACAGGTTGAATACCTAAACGCTGAATCAATTCTGGTAATCTGAATTGCGGTAGTACAGGCTGAATACCTAAACGCTGAATCAGTTCTGGTAATTTGAACTGTGGTAGCACAGGCTGAATACCTAAACGCTGAATCAGTTCTGGTAATTTGAACTGTGGTAGCACAGGCTGAATGCCTAAACGCTGAATCAATTCAGGCAGTTTGAACTGCGGTAGCACAGGCTGAATACCTAAACGCTGAATCAGTTCTGGTAATTTGAACTGTGGTAGCACAGGCTCAATACCTAAACGCTGAATCAGTTCAGGCAGTTTGAACTGCGGTAGCACAGGCTGAATACCTAAACGCTGAATCAATTCAGGCAGTTTGAACTGCGGTAGCACAGGCTGAATACCTAAACGCTGAATCAGTTCAGGCAATTTGAACTGCGGTAGCACAGGCTGAATGCCTAAACGCTGAATCAATTCAGGCAGTTTGAACTGCGGTAGCACAGGCTGAATACCTAAACGCTGAATCAATTCAGGCAGTTTGAACTGCGGTAGCACAGGCTGAATACCTAAACGCTGAATCAATTCAGGCAGTTTGAACTGAGGTAGCACAGGCTGAATACCTAAATGCTGAATTAGTTCTGGTAATTTGAATTGCGGTAGCACAGGTTGAATACCTAAACGCTGAATCAATTCTGGTAATTTGAACTGTGGTAGCACTGGCTGAATACCTAAACGCTGAATCAGTTCAGGTAATTTGAACTGTGGTAATACTGGAGCAATATCAAAGTTTTGTGGCATGTGAGCAAATTGCGGTTTAAGAAAATCCATGACATTTGAAAACTGAGATTTCAAGTCAGGAAAGCCTTGCTCCAAACCTACGCGAATGCCCCCCATAACATGACCACCTAAGGCAGCCATGACACGGCTTGGGGAGTGAATATCCATTTTTTTCCGCATGAAGTCTGGCATATAACTATTAATGGTCGACCAGACCCCTTTTAGTTTTTCAAAGCCTGATTGAATGCCTTCAATGAGTCCTTGAACAATATGACTACCCAAAATTTTCATTGAACCATATAAACCTGACAGGAAATTCAATACGGAATGAAAGGCGCTGCTGATATAAGGCAAAGGTGAAATGAGAATAAAAATATTACAAAGGGTTTGCCATGCTGTAGAAACTCCTGCTTTGATACTGTTCCAAACCCCAGTGATATAGTTTTGAACAATTTGGAATCCAATACTGACAATGCTGAATACTGTATTTACTTTGGCTGCAATGGTTGAAGTGATACCTTGCCAAATTGTTGAAATAAAACCACTGACCATGCTCCAAACTGTAGTCACAAAATTAGATACATTGCTGAAGCCAGTCATAATGCTACTGATAATTGCATTTGTCCTGGTCGATACGCTGATGTATACCGCATCCCAGATTTGAGCAAAGAACGCTGAAATACTGGACCAATTGGCAATAATTAAACGTGGAATCCCAATAAATGGCATGAGGAACGTTAGGAATGGATTATTGGCAAAGGTGTTATCCACGCTTCGAATAATTCCCATAATAAAGTCTATGCCTGATTGAAATGCAGTTTTTACCCCACTCCACACACCCTTAATAATGGCAGTCATACTGCCCCAGATGTTCTGAAAAAGATTGCTGATATCTGTGACTGCAGTATTAAAAATTGCTTTTACTGTTCCCCATAAATCGACAAAGAAGCCTTTGATTGGTTCCCAGTTTTTATAAATAAGAAATGCTGCAGCTGCGACTGCTGCAATGGCCAACAAAATTGGATTTGCTATAAATAAACGACCTAGCCATAGAACAGAACGTCCAAGCCCCATAAATACAGTTTTAACAACGCCGAATACTGAGGGAATTTTGCTGAATGCTTTACCTAAAACTGTACCACTCGCAGCGGTTGAAGCCATAATTAAGCGTAGGCTTAACATACTTAAAATAAGGGGGGAAAACACCACCAATGCACCGCCTATGGCAATTAAGCTACTTGCAATGACCAACAGCCCAACCCCAAGAACTTTTGCCAAGGTTGGATTTTTCTCCATCCATCCTGTGAAGGTTTGGAATGCCCCTGCTGCCAGTTCAATTGCTTTGGTATAGACAGGCAAAATGGTTTGTCCAAAGCGTAAATACGCATCATGCAATTTGGCTTTGGCTTCGAGTTCTTTACCCGTGGTTGACCCTCTAGCTTGGGTATCCAATTGTTCAATATTGAATGCCCCTTCATTCAGCTTGGCATTCTTATGGATTTGCTCACGCTGCATGTACATTTGAGCAAATAGATTGGATGCAGTACGGTTAGAGAAGATGCTTCCGATCGCATCGACAACGTCCCCTTCCTTGGTAATACCTTTGGCATTTAAGGCAGGTACCAGAACTTGTTCCATCCATGCAAATTGATCTTTCTTAAATAACTCGGCCCCTTTAATTGCACCGATATCGAGATAAGATAAATCCCCTGTTTTATTGTGTTTAACCTTACTCATATCCCCAATTAAATCGAACTTGGCCAGGTTATTTGCAGCTCGCTGCGTGGTTCGTCCTTGGTATAAGTTTTGGTATGCGGACATCATGGATGTACCAACTCGATGACCACCCATTTCCTGCACCAGAGGTTCTAACTTGTAATAAAAGGCCTTGTTATCAAAACCTTTGGCAGCGATACCACCTGTTTTAATGACATTTAGCCATTCTTCTGGCTGAACACGTCCACCAGTTGCGGTGATGACTTGTTGAATAATATTGGCCTGTTCTTTAAATGCAGCTTCACTTTTTAAGCCATTCCGCATTTCAATGACTTTAAGCATGTCCATGAATTTCTTTTCATTTTCTGCCCCATGTTCATTGCCATACATTGCTTCGTTTGCAAACTTCATCTTAGAAAGCATAGGTGCAACAATTTTTGCATGATGCACGTCTGCAAAGGCGGTTACCCCATCGCGTACTAAAGTTAAGTTGTCGAGTGTACTGGTACCGAAAGTTTTCATGGCTTTGGCGTACTTGATCGCCTCTTCCGTGGCATCTTTACCTAAACCTAGTGATGCAATTCGATTCTGTTCGACGTCTACACGTTTGCTTTCATTGATCGGCTTTTGCATGGTGTACATTGCACCTACACCTGTAGCAACTGCACCTGCCCCATACATGGCAGCAGTTCGCGCATAGCCTGAATAATTGCCGTGTGTCTTTTGCAATCGGTTTAAGGTTTCTAGTTTTTTCTTTTGATTGTCGATCGATGAATTGGCTGAATTAATTCTTCTAGAAAGTTCAACTTGATGATCTGCCAAACTCCCTGTAGAGATACCTGTCTGCTTGAGTTCATTACGCAACTGCTGCAGTTTGGTTTGATTCTGGGTATGAGCATCTTTCAGCTTCTTGGCTTCCTTGGTCGCCTTATCAAATTCCTTGGTTAACTTTTCTGATGGATTTGCATTCATTTGGAGACGTAAAGATTTGATATGCTTTTGAACGGCTTTTAAAGCATTGCCACTTTCTTCCGTGGCTTTTTTATGTTTGACGTAACCATCAATTTGCTTTTGTTGATCGTTCAGCCTTTTTAATTCGTCACGGGTATTTTTTAAAGCTTTACTGGCAGCATTGCTGCTGCCAGCAATCACTTTAAGTGCAGGACTGAGTTTATCCCTGCCTCCAAAAAGGACTTCTAATCTTAATTTTTTCATTCGGCATCAGACCCATTTCGTTCAATGGCTTTTTGATGCCATTGCATCAATTCACTGAGTGTCATATCGACATAGGCTTGCGGTGGCCAGTGAAATACCACCGCAATGTTCGAGATTGCGTCGTCTACAGTTGGCGTAACGCTTCTACACGCACAGATTTCGGCTGCAAAAAAAGTACGAGCGCGCCACCAATTTGGGCAAGATCTGCAGGTTCAAGTTGATTGATTTGGGATTTCGTTAATGTTGGTGTACACACTCGAGGCAGCACAGTACAAATTGCAGTGACATCACCATTTAAAAGATCGGCAATTTTCACACCTTGTAGTGCTGTTACATTCGGTTTACGAATTTCTAATGCATTGATTTCAATGGTTCCCATCATTAATGGAGTTTCAAGATCAATGGTTTGTAAGTCTGGATTGATAGCTTCTTGGTTTTCAATTTGTTCTTGAGTTGACATGTAGGTAGTTCCTATAAAAGTGGAGTAGAAAAACCTTCTGCAGCACTGGGCTACAGAAGGGTAGGAAAATTAATGGCCAATGTTGGCGCGATGCTGTTCAAGCAGATCTACACCATTGACACGTTCAATCATGTTTGGAATATCAATGAGGATTTTTTCTACGCCATCGATAGACAGCTTGTAGTACGACCAGATGGTTTTGACTGAGGTTTCAGTGTCATCCCCTGCTTTTTGATTGCCGAAGTCGATTTCTTCATGACGACCACGCACCACAATTTCTACTGCAATCGTTTCTCCAGTGTCATCACGCTGATATGAGCCAGCAAAACGTAACATGTTGGCTGCAACGGTTGCTGCACCCCACTGTTCAAGGATGAGAGAATCAATACCACCTAATTTCCAATTGAACTCGGTGATGTCATCGCCCAGTCCTGCATCCCACTTGATGTTGCCGTTCATGCCACCGCCACGCCAGTCTTCAAGCTTACGAACCAACTTTGGAATGGTGACTTCACCTGTTTGACCGAGGTATGAAAAACCATCGTTAAACAGGTCCATCATTTTTAACTTTTTGGGTAAAGCCATGCTGTTTTATCCTTATTTTATGCAGTCATACGTGAAGCAAAGTCGGCAAGATATTTATCTGTAATACGCTGACGTAGTCCTAAGTTCTCTAGTGGAGGAACTGGGGTATAGTCGTAATCCAATAAAAGCTGCCCACTTTTTAGGGTTTCTTTACTATTCGCTGAATCGTCAAACCAACATTCACCATCAATGATGTAGCCTTGTGTCTTAAGGTCACGGAATTTGGCATTAATGCCTTCAGCAATGTCACGGGCTAGACTTGGATGTAGAGGCTTATCGACAGCCCACATATGGCCTTCTGCCATCGTGTCTGCAATAACATGCGAGGTGCGGGTATAGTTTTCAAAAGCAAAAAGAGGATCTGTTGAACAGGTACGTGAACCCCAGAAGCGAAAACCGTCGCGCTGTATAAGCGTGGTGATTTCATTACTATTAAGATAGCCTGCATCTGTATCCATACTTTGAAGTTGCCAAAACACATCTTTAGAAATGCCCGTCACTCCATTTACTGGAATATTGGAAAGTGTTTTATGCCAACCCACATCGTTATCGATTTTGGCACGTAAGCCAAGTGCTCGAGCAGTTGCTTCAAACGTTGTAGTTGATGATGTTGTAGTGTCCAGACCTAGAAAGTCAGGCCAGATAACCATAGTTTCCCGTGAGCCAATAGCATCACGATAGGCAACTGCTTCTTCCTTGGTTTCACAACCATATGCAGATACATAGTTAAATGCACGTAAACTTTGAGCAAGTGGTATAAGTGAAGCTGTGACTGCAGCAGTGTCGAGTCCTGGTGCGCCTAAAATACGTGGTTTGACACCAAGGTGCTGCTCTGCGGTAAGTAAGGATTTCATCCCTGTGTACTTACCATTTACTGTGCTACCGATTACCGCTGTGGTTTGTTCCGCTTCGCTGACGGCCGTTGCAACACGTACAACAACAACAAGCGTATTAGTTTGGTCAACAATGGCTTGTAACGAACGTGCCAAAGTTCCTTTTGTCCCAGCTTTACCAATTGCAGTTTGGATGTTGGTAATTAGAACTGCTTTATCGAGAGGGAATGTTTCTGCGTCTGCATCTTCACTGGTAGCAATAAGCCCAATGACTGCAGTTGAAACTGCTTTAATTGGTCGATTGCCATCACTAAGTTCATAGACGCGTACTCCATGAAAATATAAATCTGTAGCCATAAAAAAGCCTGTGATCTGTTGTTTTGTTTTCAGATCACAGGCTTACAAATTGAACCTTTTTTGTCAGTTGTTTTGGTTTGTATGTGAGTTATATACAAATCTTTATACAGTCATAGCATAGATCCACATCTGTTCTACATCACTATTTGTCCACTCAAGTAAACTCTGCATCATCAATATACTTTCATCAGTTCTAACAAAAGTTGTGGCTGACTGCCAACCAAGCAAAACCAGTTCACGCTGATATTCATCTTGAATAGTTTGGATCCTTGCCTCTATGTCTACTGATTTATAACCAAATTCAAGAAGAGCACGAAAGAATTGATAACGCGTTAGAGGTTTAAATTGGGCTAGTCTAAGCTGTTCTTTTTCTTCCTCGGTAAGGTAGTTTTGCGGATTAAGATGACGATCAATTTCTTCTTTAGACATAGGAACTAAATCTTTTGTGATCCAATTATCTTGAGAACCATCAAGTTCAAAAGCAAATACTTCATTATTTTGAGATTTATAATATTTCATGATAATTCGCTCCAACTAAGCACTTCCATTCCATCTCCAGAAGAAACTTTATATGATGTTTGATTAGGAACGATAAAACTTAGTTGTCCTGATGAATCTGAGTTAAAAGGAATATAACCGTCATTCACACCATTTTTTTTAAAAGTAACCATTCCACCCCAAGCATAACTATAAGAAATAATCACTTGGATGGGCTTACTGGATGGATTTACATAAAAAACGTCTAGAAACCGTAAACCTATGACGTCTTTCCACGTTTGATCAATCCCTAACATCGGCAAAGCAATATCTGTACTACCATCAAAATCTACCCCCGCTATTTTTCTTGGATATTTAAGTTTTGAGGCACTTACCGCATTTTCATTTTTACCTAAATAGTTACTTTTAACCCACTCTCTAGTTGCATAAATTAATGAATCATCCAAGTACAAAGCAATCACATCGGCATTTTGAATATTAATGACGAACTTCAGCGCAATTTCCCGTGCACCGCCTTCATCTGCTAAGGGCTTATAGGTTGGAGGGTAACTCGCATTGACTACCATAGTTGAGCCAGCGTAAAGCCCCAGTTCACGAATATAAAACCCCCCCATATTTGTTGGAATGATAGCTTCACAGACAATTTGATTGGTGTTGTTAGGATTGATTTCCACGACATTGAGAGCGATACGAGCTTTTTCATTCACTAATGCAGTTCGCGTTTCTAAAGGCGTAGGCACGGAGCCATTTCCATCGCCAACCGCAATATGAGAATAGTTAATTTTATTGTTGAGGATTGCACTGGCAATCAGTGCTTTACCGTTATTGGTTAAAATACCTTTGTAGGTTGCTGCCATAATCTACTCGACAAAAATTGTGACTGTTTCCGCGCCATGAGTGCCGACAGCAACTCGCGGAATACAGATGGGTTGAACGTTAATAATTAAATTGGTGAGGTGCCGACTGGCAGGCTTTGCATCTTTCACAAGCCGATTCACTTCGGCATAGGTGTCTTCTGTCAGTTCCAGACCATTGAGATCTAGTTCTAAGGTGAAAGTTCCTGGTGTACCCATCGGGGTGGCTTCGAACCATTCTTTGAAAATGCACTGATAGCCAAACTGTGCCGATGGCGTTGCTATAGGCTTTATGAATCGAGTGGCAAACATTGCGCGTGTTCACCAGTATGGTCTACGGGATCGGGTCGAAAGAGATGGTCCAACTGTCAAATATGACGCTCGTGAACTTTTAGGATTCACACCCGACGAATTAGATATGATCGAATCTGAAGTCTTAAATCATTTATCAAAATAATAAAATTCATTTGTATATAACTCACATACAAAAATAACTACATGCATAAATTAGTGGGCTGCATAACGATTGCATCATGAATGCAGAACTCGCTCGACGTCTTGAAAATTTAATCCGTTTAGGACGTATCAAGACCATTACACCGTCTCAACCATTTACAACAGTCACCGTCGATTTAGGCGAGATTACGACTGCAAATATCCGTTTTCTAAATTTAAGAGCAGGGGACGATAAAACTTGGGATCCGCCTAGTATTGGTGAAGAGGTTGTAGTTTTAAGTCCATGTGGTGTGCTTGAGATGGGTATTGCAATCGCAGGTTTAAACAACGAATCCAATCCTGCTCCTTCAAATGATTTGAATAAGAATATTCGCATTTATTCAGATGGCTGTTTCATTTCTTACGATGTCAGTACCCATGCTTTAGAAGTCATTCTCCCTGCAGGTGGAACGGCTGAACTCACAGCATTAGGTGGGATCACCATCAATGGAGATACCACTATCAATGGCAATGTTCAGGTCAATGGTAGTCAGGCCATGACAGGGAATAACACGGTTGGCGGTAGCCAATTGGTACAGGGTAGTAGCCATTCAATAGGTAATTTCAGCACAGATGCCGATGTGAAAGCAGGCAATATCAGCTTGAAGTCTCACAAAACAACAGGCGTTCAAACAGGTGGTGGAACATCAGGAGTACCCGTTCCATGATTAATAAAAACAATGGTCAGAGTATCGCCACAGTTCAAGAATCCATTCAGCAATCATTACAGGACATTATTACTACACCCATTGGTAGTCGTGTCATGCGTCGATCTTATGGGTCACTTATTTTCGAACTGCTCGATCAACCCATCAATGATGTCCTGGTACTGAAATGTTACAGCGCAATTTATACCGCAGTTTCAACTTGGGAACAGCGTATAAACATCAGCCAAATTAATGTTTACAGCGTAGCAGGGAGTGGTTTGGTTTTTGACATAGAAGGTGTCTTTAAAACATCAGGACAAGCCATGAATTTAAGAATTCCACTCAATATGGGGGCAAAAGCATGAGTATCGATTTTAGCCAACTTGCACCACCCGACATTATTGAAAGTCTCGACTTTGAATCTGTTTATGCGGAAAGAAAAATCGCTCTAATTGAACTTTTTCCAGACGATCAAAAAGTTCAAATTTCAGAAACATTAGAGCGTGAGAGCGAACCTCTGACTAAGTTTCTTCAAGAGAATGCCTATCGTGAATTGGTATTGCGTAACCATATAAATACGTCTGCACGTGCATTATTACTGGCTTATGCCACCCAAAATGATCTTGATCAAGTCGGAGCAAATTTCAATGTGGTTCGTTTAGTCATCAAGCCTGCAGATACTACAAAAACACCACCAATTGCAGCGGTGATGGAATCAGACGATGCCTTTCGTGAACGGATTCAACTGGCTTTTGATACTCTATCTGTCGCAGGTCCTGAAGCAGCTTATAAGAAATTTGCCCGTGATGCCGATGGCCGTGTGGGTGATGTTTCGGTGGTTTCACCCCAACCTGCCTATGTCACTTTAACCATTTTACAAGCGGACTCTTTAACTGGAGCTGCTTCTCCAGAACTGATTCAAATTGTCGCAAATGCGGTGACCGCAGAAGATAAACGTCCTATTGGAGATCGGGTCACCGTTCAGTCCGCATCCATTGTCAACTATGCCATTAATGCCAAACTCTACATCGGTAAAGACCCAGAAGCAGCAACGTTGTTGCAACAAGCGATTTCAAATGTAACAGCCTACGCCACCAAACAGAAACGATTGGGCAGATCCATTCGTTTGTCAGCGATTTATGCTGCTTTACATATTGATGGTGTAAATCGAGTGGAATTGATCAGTCCTGCTGCAGATGTAGTTCTAACTCCTGCCCAAGCATCCTATTGCACCAATATTTCAGTGACGATCGGAGGGGTTGAATGAGTCAATTACTTCCCCCGAATAGCACTCAATTTGAACGAAATGTCACAACAGTAACAGCACAAAATAGTGCCTTACCTGTAGCAATCAAAACACTGGCTTCCATCGATGATGCGCCAGATCCATTTTTATCATTTCTTGCTTGGCAGTATTCAGTCGACTCATGGGACACCAGTTGGCAACCCTCTTTACAGCGTCAACTGATTAAAAAATCCTTTCGCCAACATCAAATTAAAGGAACGCGTCAGGCGGTTCGTGAAGTACTGGCAGTTCGTTCAATACGCATATATTTTGAAGTTTTAATGACATTGAACATTTTGTTCTTAATTTTATTTTTCTTGTCCCGAAGACGTTTTTTTCTGGGTACAAAAGCAGAGCCATCTGGATTTTGCTGTTTCGAGATCCTAGTCTTTTGAGATGCCCGAATTTTACGGGCAATACCCATCTCTAATTTATGCAACTCAGCATCACTTAACTGAATCAGCAAAGCGCCAAGATGCTCATTGAGTGCCTGCAGCTCTGCCATGTATTAAGTTCCAAAGTGGTAATTTTCAGGAGGTGCAGATAACCACTCTGCCAATGTTTCCCCAGTTTTCTGGTCAATCATTTTAAATGGTTGAGATTCTGTGGCCATTTCGTACTGAGGTTCATCAGGGAATGTGATATCCAATGTGCCATTTTCCTGACGTTTGACAATAACTCGCTCTGTAATTGGTAAGGTCAAGGACAAATCCACCGTATTATTACTGAGAATTTCAGTTTCAAATTTGAAGGCTTCTTTGGATTTATCCAGATTAACCAATAACTCACTTTGATGGACACGTACCCATGCAAACAACGGAAGCATGACTGCATCCAATTCTCCTGCAAAACCTGTCAGGATGAAATTTAAGTCATAGACATATTCGAATGAAAGCCCATTTGCCATCGTACAACGGACATTACCTTTGTCAGTAAAAATGAGCATCCGATCAGGATCACGCTGTAATTCTTTCACTGAATTGAGTAAATGGGTGCGTAGGCTATTGGGCTTTTTCATGGTTTTGCTCCTGAAATAAAATGCAGTGATACCATCATGCGACTTGCTTCATGCCATAGATTGGCTCTAGGTGATCCCATTCTTTTTGGAACTTGGCTTGGTAACCCAATTTTTTATAGTTCGGACCGTTGTAAAGACTAAATACGGAACCCCAGTCTTCCGCGCGGAGTGCGTCCAATAGGGAAATTTTTTTTCCATTTACCGTTCCTGTTTTCCACTCAATAAATCGGATAAAAGCTTCAAGCTGTAGCGATTCACTGGTCTGCATTTGCTCGACAAAGTCTACGACTGAGTCATACCCCAATTCTTTCCAGTTTTCACCCATGATTTGGAACTGCCCCCAACTACAGGACATCAATGCTGAATCGGTATGAATATTCTGTGCCAGACGTAACCGAGTGTATTCAGCTTCATTGCCTTTGTAGCCACCAGTGACTGGATTCACGATACTTGGGCATGATTTTACTTGCAGATTGGCAAAGGCTTTGCCTTTGCATTCGGTCAGGTAAAAGTACATACGATGACGTTCAAATAGAATTTTGGCTTTACCATTTTTAAGAAAACCAACGCCACGACCTTCAACTGCACCAAACACACGAATGGCTAACTCTGAAACTTTCAGGCGTTTGGCAGCTGCAACATAATCACTGTCTTTGAGCAATTTACTAATGTCTGCACCTGCAAGTGCTGCACGGGTTTTATCCCCGACTTTGCCGTCGACCAAAAGTCCTTTGCTTTTTTGGAATTGAATGACTGCATATTCGGTACTGTCACCAAACAAACCATCGGTACTGAGTGGCTTACCTGTTTTACCTTTAAAGCCTAATTCTTTTAATTTCTTCTGAATGGTAACGACATCTTCACCACGTGCACCAAATTTAATAATCATGTTGTAGCTCTCCAAATAAGCTTGGCCACATTTCCTTTGGTTTGCCAAATGATGACTGCAAGAAGTACTGCAAAGATGGCATCCCACAATGTGACAGGATCTTTAAAAAAAAGAATATGAATGGATTGCCCTAAAAATGAGGCAATTAAAATGGCAGCTAACCATGAATAGCCACGATGGAAATTTCCACCATGACTGAAGCAAGCAATACGAAATCCGCAGAGTAAATAGGCTACGACTGCGACCCACTGGAAAATTAGTTCGATCATGGTTTTCCACCTCGGAAAATGTTCAAGATGTCTGAAAGTTTGGCGGTCTTGACCCAATCCACCACTTTGATGAGTACAAATAGGCAAAGGGTTGATGTAAGAAGTGCTGCGACCGCATCTGTTTTTAGAAATGTATGTTCAGTGATTAAAGGTGCACTGATATAACCGATGCCTGTCGCAAGCAGCATGTTGCGAATGCGCTGATAGGCATTTAAGTCTTTCTCAAATGTGGCAATAAATGCTGCCCCTAAAACTGCCCCAAGCAATGCATTGCCATTAATAAATGGAAGTAATGAAATCGCACTGAGTGTTGCAATTGTTGCTGTAGTTGTTGTTGGCTCTGCCATGTTTAGTCCCATAGTTGGATGCTTTGTTTTGTTTGTTGTGGCGTTTCAATATCAGGCAGAATGACTTCCGTCCCCATCGGAATCAGTACACCGTGCTCAATGATGTTTGGATTTGCTTCAAGTACCATTTCGACCACGCCAGAGCTACGTCCGTATTCACGCCAACAAATGGAGTCGATGGTGTCGTTCTGTATGGCGATGATGGTTTTGCTCATATCAACTCCACCACGCTATGGTTTTCACCGAGTAAATGTTGGATTGCCCATTGCTTGTTGCGACGATAATCATCAACTGTGCATTCCGCTTGATCGGCTCTTTTTGCACCAGAATTGGAACAGTCGTAATTTCGATAGTTCTCATTTACTTTGGCTGCTACACCATTGGCAACTGCAGACAAATATAAAAAATCCGTATCTGGCTGATCATTGATTTGTACGGTGGAAAGTTCTGACAAAATGGATGCTTTGGCTTTGAGCGAAACTAGCAATCGGTTGATGTCGAGCACTTCTTCGATGATGGCTTGTTTGAGTCGTTCGTTTGTAACCGCACCATCGATACGGACGATTTCTCGGATCTGATCCAGAAGAATAATCGGATAAAACGGGTCACTTTTGATTTGGATTTGGCTTGGTGTGTTATTGCCATTTGCGACGAATCCCATGCTATCCCCTGCCGTTGTTGTTGTTAGTGCATGGGTGGGAACAATAGTATTTATGTGTATTACAGTGTAATGACATCCCTATTGTTCGCCCATGCGGTGCGTGGGCACTCTTATGTTGGAGAAGAATCTCCAGCATTCGTTTGGACTGGTTCAGGTGGTGTGAATTTTTTTAAAAGCGTTTCAACCGTCTTTAAGTCTTGTTTACCGCCACATTTGTCATCCAACTCAATGGCACGACTTAAATAACCCTGTGCAGATTTAGCACTTTCTAAATCTTGCTCTGATGGCTGTTCAGTGCTTTGATTGAGCTTAATATTGGCTTTACCTAGTGCAACAAAAAGCTTGGCTTTAACCTGATCTGGCATATCCAAAACTTTTGGATCAATGTCTGGATCTTCTTCATCACTTGGTGTAACCAGTGAATCGAGTTGCTGAAGAACTGAAATATCCACTGCAGCATTGGTTTTAAGCACTTTCAAAAAGGCATTGGCAATTTCTTCGGTGACTAAAACAGCCGTTTTACGCTCAAAACGATCTGGCATGATCATGTTATGGCGTAGGGCAAACTCTGCCATTTCTAGAGCTTTGGCATAATTCTCTGTGTCGATACACCAGACCAATACCGTCATAAAGACTTCATCTTGGACACCTGTATTGGCTTCCATGATTCCATCCACGTATGGGAGATAAGTTGGTACTAAGCCCTGTTTGAGCTTAATTTTGGCTTCAGTCGATTGGATCTGGCGAAGTCGGTGGCGGTCTTGGTTGAGCTGCATCAATTGCATTTCATAAGCCGTTTGCGACTGCATCGTGCCGTACTCAGCAGCCGAAACGGCTGCTGCTTTAGCGCTATGTTTGAGGAAATGTTGTCGTGCTAAGTTCATTCAACATTACCCCGCTTGGATTTCAATTTTTTCTGCCATCGCAGCTAAACCAAGATCTTCGATGTAATAGTCTTCATTCGATGATTCATAGTTTTCGATTTGATCGCGTTTAGGGTTATCGATAACCGTACGACGACGAGATCCTTCCTGTACATAAATCGATAAGTTATCGAAAGTGGTGACCAAAATGGCATCTTCTGGGAAATATGGCACTGCATAAACAGGTAAATTGCCCATACGCTTTTGACTGATAATGATGTCTGCAGCCAACTTCTCAGAATTCGGTTGATCCTGGTTCACCAGTGGGAAATATTTGTCTGCTACAGTTTTTCGGTTGCACAGAACAACAAGGTCTGGATTGTCCTGATGAACTTCATCGATCATTTCATCGACTAAGGTCATCACCAAAGCATCTACATTTTTATAATCACCTGTTTTTCCAATGATAATTTTCCCAGTGGTTGCACCTGAAGAAAGTACACGTGCTTGATTTTCTTCACGCATTTTTTGCAACCAACCTTTGTTTACATCCTGCAATTTTGGATTAGCAACAATGTCGGTTGTGGTCGCAATTGACGTACCATTGAAACCAATCATGATACGGTCAAGGGCTTGGCGTTTATGGATTTGACCACTAAAACGAGCATAGAAATCTTTAAACTTCGCCCATTGATCCAGTTTTTGATATTTGATAGCTGTATCAAAGTCCGTTTTACGGCACATATAGAAACGCTCATCCATACCTGACGGATCTTTTGCTTGACGATCCGTATTATCCGTATTGGTACGTGAAGCAATCGGTCGAGAAATGCCAAGTCCTACGGCTGAACCTGATTGTTCTTCCACCAAAAAAACATTAATTTTCTGTAAGAATGCCGATGACAACTGGATTTTGTCTTCTAGCTTTTGCTGAACAGTTGGGGCAACTGTAAACTTTTGAGAGACTTTTTCTACACCGTTTAGTTTTGCCAATTCCTTCATGGCAGCACTGAATTTAAAACGTGTTTCTGTACGCATAAGATTTACTCTTTATAATTTTAATGAAGGATTAACATTCAACTTTTTCGGAGAATGTGTTGTTACCTGATTTCGGGCGTGGCTCTTGTTCAGGTTCACCTTCAAGTTTAGTTTTCAACTCATTGAAGTCGTTTTGCAGCTGCTCATGTGCTGTATTCAAGGTATTGAAATTACCTTCAAGTTTTGAAACGGTTTGACCCTGATTTGCGGTTTCCGTGGCAATTTCAAGAATGGCTTGTTCCTGTTCTGAAAAAGACTCCGCAGACTTCTTCTCGCCTTTTTCTTGTTTTGAGAACATTTCTTTGACTTTTTGGATCAAGCCTGCGGAATAGGATTGCTGCTCTTTGACCTCTTCAAATTCGAGAGAGACTTCTTGAGCAGCAGTAAAGAGATTTTCAGGACGCTGTTTTTTATCAATAAATGGATTTACTTTGGCACCTGCTGCAAACTGCAACATTTCGGTTCCCAGTGATGCAGGACTGTCTGTTGCAGCAAGGCCGACTAAATACGCTTTACCTTTATTGGCAAAATTTGGATCAATTTCAATCGATGTATAAACTTTTTGTTTTTTCTGATTGAGTGCAATTAAGCTTTCCGTAGGTTCAATCTGCGCAAACAGCGCATCTTTTTCTTCACCATCGATGGTGACTTTTTCAGTTTTGAGTGCCAATACATCGCCATAAGCACCAAATACGCTATCGGGAAAAGGACTACGGATATGCTCAACATTGATACGCGCACCATAGGTGTTTGGATCATAGTTTTCAGCCATTTGGATAATCCAATCTGCCTGAATTTCTCGACCATCCGTAGTGTCCCCTGCTACAGCAATACAGAACCACTTGGATTTATATTTTTTATCTTCTTTGCCCATTTGCAAACCTATTCAGTAAATTGATTGTCGGATAAAAATCACGTTTTCGAATAGGTGCAGAATGGGCAATGTCACATGCCGTCTGCAATCCGAATTCCTTGTATATAACTCACATACAAATTAATCAGACTGCTAAAAAGACACGGTACTGCCAATGTTTGCACATTAAAGCAAACAGCCCTTGGCAATGAATGATCTATCTCCAATCGCAAACTTACATCTGATAATGGACAACAAACTTAAAGCTAAATTTCTATATTGGCTTGGGTGGAAAATTGTCGATATTGCATAAGTACTGAATGAAAATGAGCGAACGGTTCAGGCATGGAAAACACGTGAAGATTGGGAGAAAGAAAAACCCGAAAATCGTGTTGAAAATGCTTTAACTGTCCGTTTAATGGTGCTCATTCTTAAAAATAAAAAGACATCGGGTGACATTAAAGAAATTGATATGTTGATGCGGGCGTATAAAGAATTTGCCCGAATTGAAAAGTATCGCAATGATGGTACAGAAGCGGATTTAAATCCTGAGATCCGCAAGCGCAATACAGCACCACGCAAAAAAGTCCCGAATCATTTTACCGAAGAACAAATCGAAGAACTGGTACTGGCTTTTGAAGAAAACCTATTTGAATACCAGTGGAACTGGTATCGGGCAATGGATCAGCGTTCCCGTGCAATTCTAAAAAGTCGACAGATTGGTGCAACCTATTATTTTGCCCGTGAAGCCTTAATTGATGCTTTGAAAACTGGTCGAAATCAGATTTTCTTGTCGGCTTCTAAAGCGCAAGCCCATATTTTTAAACATTACATTAAAGCCTTTGCAGCCGATGTTTGTGGGGTTGAACTGACGGGAGATCCGATTGTTTTATCCAATGGTGCAGAGCTGCTGTTTTTGGGTACGAATTACCGAACTGCACAAGGTCACCACGGTAATTTTTACTTTGACGAATTTTTCTGGACACATGGTTTTAATGAGTTGGAAAAAGTTGCCTCGGCAATGGCGCTACATAAGAAATGGCGCAAAACCTATTTTTCTACACCTTCAACCATTACCCATGAAGCCCATTCTTTTTGGACTGGGGAGCGTTTCAATAAAGGACGTCCAAAAAATAAACAAGTCAGGATTGATGTTTCTCATGATGCACTAAAAAAAGGGCGTCTATGCGAGGACAAAATTTGGCGACAAATTGTCACGATTTTGGATGCAGAGGAAGGCGGTTGCGACTTATTCAACATTGAGGATCTGAGGTTTGAATATTCAGCCGATGATTTTCAAAACTTGTTGATGTGTGAGTTTGTCGATGATGGCCAGTCGATGTTCCCACTTAATATGCTACAGCATTGCATGGTGGACAGTTTAGAAAATTGGGATGATTTCAAAGTTTGGCACTCGCGCCCATTTGCCAATAAACCTGTGTGGGTAGGCTATGACCCTGCTTTGACTGGTGACAATGCAGGCTTGGTTGTGGTTGCTCCCCCTGCTGTAGCAGGTGGTAAATTCCGAGTTCTGGAACGTCATCAATTTAAGGGCGATGACTTTGCACAACAAGCTGAACATATTCGCAGTATCACTTTACGTTACAACGTCACTTACATAGGTATTGATACTACGGGCATGGGCGTAGGTGTCGCTGAACTGGTCCGTCAATTCTTCCCTGCTGTACATGCCTTTAAGTATTCACCCGAAGTTAAATCTCAATTGGTTTATAAGACTTTAGATGTCGTTCGCAATGGACGACTTGAATATGACGCAGGTGATAAAGATTTAACGCAGTCGCTTATGAGCATCAAAAAAACGATGACTGCCAGTCAGAAGCAAATCACCTTTACTGCAGGGCGTTCAGAAGAAACTGGGCATGCGGATCTGGCTTGGGCACTTATGCATGCCATTTATAACGAACCATTGGCAGGGATTACCGAAACAAATACATCTATGGTGGAGATTTATTCATGAATCTATTTTCAAACGCAAAAAGTTTGATGAACTCAGCTTTAAGCTATTTACCGCAACCTGTACAACAAGCGATTCCTCAAAAGGCAGAAGCCTTTTCCTTTGGTGATGCTGTTCCTGTTCTAGATGGACATGATTTATCAAATTATATGGAATGTTGGTTCAATGGTCGGTGGTATGAACCTCAAGTGAGCCTTGAAGGTCTATCCAAAAGTTTTAAAGCTACGCCTTATTTGAGCAGTGGCATTATTTTCAAACGTAATTTCTTGGCGAATTTATTTGTTCCTCATCCCAAAATGAGCCGAAAGGCTTTTGAACAAATAGGTCTCGACTTTATCTGGTGCGGAAATACTTATGTTGAAGATGTTCAATCACGGTTAAGAAACACGATTGAATATAAGCCTGCTTTGGCTAAATACACTCGCGCAGGCGATTTCTCTGGACAATATTTTTATTTGAACAATAGCCACAAAGGTTATGAGGAATATGAGTTCCCACAAGATCGCATTTGCCATATTCGTGAAACGGATATCGATCAGGAAATCTATGGAACGCCTGAATATATTTCTGCACTTCAAAGCGCATGGTTGAATGAATCGGCTACGCTCTTTCGTCGCAAGTATTATAACAATGGATCTCATGCAGGATTTATCTTGTATGTGAATGACCCTGCTTCCGATCCGAATGACATTACCGCATTACGAACTGCCTTAAAAGAAAGTAAAGGACCAGGAAACTTTAGAAATTTATTTTATTACAGTCCGAATGGGAAAAAAGACGGGATTCAAGTCATCCCTACTTCTGAGATTGCAGCAAAGGATGACTTCACCAATATTAAGTCCATTACGCGAGATGACACTTTGGCTGCTCTGCGTATTCCACCGCAATTGATGGGTATCGTACCAAGTAATGCAGGTGGCTTTGGCGACATCAAATCGGCAACTGAGGTTTTCTATCACAACGAGATTATTCCTTTGCAATCCCGATTGCTTCAATTTAATGAATGGGCTGGCGATGAAGTTATTAAGTTTAATGACTATAAGTTGATTCAGTCGAAATAAATAAAAAATCCCCAGAAATTTCCGGGGATTTTTTAATTCTCATGTATTCTTTGACCTAAATAATATAGACCTACAAATGTTAAAAGCATCAATTGCACTAGCATAAAATTAAATACCGTTAGACATATCAAATAGACTACTGAATAAGATATTTGCCCAACTGCTAAAATATCTAATTTATACATATACCTAAAAATAAGAATAGAAAAATATGCAGTCAAACTAATAAATGATAAATAAGAAAATAGTCTTGCAAGAAACGCTCTTCTATTAAGATCCTTATCCTCTTTCTTAGGATTTCCATCCACATCAATACTGTCAACTTGATAGGTGGGTGCAACTCCATCCATATCTCTGTCCATTGTTGGACTTGTCAAAGTAGCAATCGCCGCTAAAGCAGCAATATAAAAGCCAGGTATCGTTTGTAAGAACCCTGCAAGTAATGCTGAAATATCAGAAGAAAAAATATTTACATCTTCAGTCGTTTTAGAACTAAAAATATATTCTATTCCCACGAGCAATACACTAAGAACAAGTGAGACAATCAACGGAATTGTTATATCAAATGATT